GCTTCTCGGCCTGCTCCAGGGCGTGCGCCTGCACGTCGTTGATCCACTTGGCCAGCTGTGTGCCCTTGTCCAGCACGGTGCAGATCTGCTCCTCGGTCAGCAGCTCAGGCTTGGCCAGGGCGAACTCTTCCTTGGCCAGAGCCAGGGAAGCATCGCCGCGTGCCTTGCACTGAAAACGCGCTTTGCAAAAGCAGCTGTTGCAGTGATCGCCCGGCACGAACAGGCCCTGGCCTTCCCATGCCAGCTTCGCAGCCGGCACCACCTTGTCGGTGGCCCAGGTAAGCAGGTCGGCGATCGGCAGCGTCTCGGTGGGGTAGTTGTCCAGCCGGGGCTGCAGCACGGTCATGCGCACTTCGGTGATGTCGTACAGCATCGACAGCTCGTTGTAAGCACCCAGGCCATAGAGCCGCATCTGGCTGTTGTTCTCGGCGTCCACGCGAATGCCCTTGCCGTACTTCAGGTCCATCACTTCGATCAGGCCATCGGTGATGATGACGAAGTCGCCTGTGCCAAAGCCTTCGGGCACCCAGGCGCTGAAGTCCAGTCGCTGCTCGATCATGAACACCGGATCGTTGCAGCGTTCGCGGGCTTCGGCGATGCGCTCCTTCACCACGGCGACCGCAGCCTTGACGTGGTCTTCAAGCTCCTGGGACCAGAACGGGTCGAGCTTCAGCTTGGCGTACTGGGCTTTCGCTTCGGCTTCTGGGACTACTCGCAGGGCCGTCTTGAGCGCCAGCTCGAACACCTCATGGGCGAACGTGCCTTCGCGTGCGAACTCGCTGCCCTCGTCGGGGAACTGCTCCTCGAGCCGGGCGCTCGGTGTGCAGGCCATCCACTTCTCACTGCCCGATGCGGACAGCTTGGCGTGGGCGCGCTCGATGGTGGCTACCTTGTTCATGCTTTCCTCGCTTTCAGCATGGCGTCGGCATGACTGTACGCAATCTTTGTCAGGCGAGTTTCGTCCATGATGTCGACAATGAATTGCCCATCAGTAAAAGTCATTTTTGTTGTTGCGCTTATCAAACCCTCTAGGGACTTAGCTGCAAAGTAATCGCGCAGGGTCATGCCATCGTGAATTAAAGCGCCATCTGGATGCGTTGGAAACGCTGGGCCGCCGGTGATCACAGCTGCGCTCCTGGCAGCACAATCAGGCTCGGCTCTTTGACCTGGGCTTCCTCGACGGTGTCGGGGGTCTGCGCCCAGCGCACAGCCTGGCCCATGATCTGCGACATGTTCTGCTGCAGGTACAGGCCGATGATCTCGGCCGTGCTGAACACGGTCTTGTCGGCGGTGATCGCGGGTTCGACGGTTCCCTGCAAGGTAACTTCGTCGCCTTGGTCTTCGACGATCAGTGTGACTTTTGCCATGGTGTTCTCCTTACAGGGCGGCAGCGTCGGCCATCAGTTTGGCGTAGGCTTCTTTGGGTACAGCGGTGAGGTTGGCAACGCCCAGGGCGGCCAACAGTGCTTTGACTTCGGTGGCCTTGCCGGCTTTGCTGACTTCAGTCAACTTGGCGCGCACGACTTCCAGGGTCAGCTCGGGTGCTTCAGTTTCCGCAGTAGTCGCGGTGGGTGTGGGGTCCGGCTGGCTCGTCGTTTCCGGCGTACCAGTTGCAGATGCAGAATCCAACGCAGCGGCAGGCGCGCGGCGCACCCGCTTTACCACGGGCGCAGCGGCCTCCTCTTGCGCGGCGGCGATCAGGCCGGAGGTTGTGCGCACTGGCTCTTGGGGTTGCTCGTCGAGCGCCAGGTACTGGGCCATGAGCTGGCCAACCAACGCTGCTTGCGCGCTGGTGCCAGGGGTGAATGTGACTTGAATCATAGTGTTGCCATTTCTGTAGAAAGGTTTTGGAATAAATCACCAACGTAGGTGCCCACGTCTTTCGGTGATCCGGTGACTAAGCCATTCATGGCGTAGTATTTTTCGACGTACTGCTGAGTGCAGTTGAACGTGCCGAAGGCAGGGAACTCGCGCTTCACAGGTGAAGCCAGCTCTTCACGGCGTTCGCGCATGAATTGGGTGATGCGGGGGTCTTTGCGGGCTTTCATCCTGCTCTCCGGTGTTTGGCCAGCACGGTCACGAACGAGTCGGCTTTGGGCTCGACGTACTTGGGCGGCTGGTTGGTGTAGATGGGACGCCAGCTGGTCAAGCGCATCCAGGTGGCCTGGACATCGCTGTGGCTTTGCCATTTGTAGTCGGGGTGCCCGACCGGGATGGTCGGGTGTGTGATCTTGGAGTACTTCACCATGGTGCGTCCTCGAAGTTGTCGGGGTTAAACCAAGGTGGGTTGTTGTCCTTTGGCTCGGGCAAAGGAAACGGAGGGAACGGCCAGACTTGCATGATGGTGGTCCTTACTGAGTTAAATGATTTACTGCGAGACGGATGTTAGCAGAACGCGGATTTACCGCACAAGGATTTATTTTTCACAGTGTTGCGCGTACACAACACGCAAGTGGCGGGCGGGTCTGCTACCATCGTGCGCATGAAAGAATTGCGCATTCAACTGTCAATCGCAGCCATGCATGAGATGGCCCAAGGGTCCGAACTTGTGCTGGAGCAGGACGGTGTGCGCGTGATCGTCGGGTGTGACGACGAGGCCGTGGTGGCCTTTCACACCCAGGTCGAACGCGCGCTGCTGCACCTGCTGCCTGTGGGCGGTGGACTGCCAAACTGAATTTTCAACCGAGCCGCACGGATTGCGGCATTGCATTAGGAGACCGAGCTATGAGCACGCGGCAATTCTATTTCCAAGACCTGCTGGAGGACTGCTTGAACGCGGTTCTTGAGATGGAGATCCCCGAAGAACACCAAGGCGTAGTGATCGCCGCACTGATCCAGTCGGACAGCTACAACGGCCTGCGCAAAGCCCTGTTGCAGAACAAAGGGTCCGAAGCATGAAAGCCATCATCAACTGGCTACGCCGTTGGCTTGGCCCTGTAAAGCCAGCAGTCACTGACGAACACTGCCCCTACTGCCACGGCCTTGGCTATGACAGCAGCGGGTGGACTTGCACTTGCTTGAGGGAAAAGAAATGACAACAAAACTTGTGCGCGACTCCATGAAGCTGATGGTTGACGCTGGCGTGGACATTGTGGACATTAAATGGTTCGACCTGACCGGGGCGTTTTCGGAGCATCAACACGCCAACCTTGAGCCTGTGATGACGCATCGCCCACCATTTGACAAATGCTTTGTCACTTGGAAGGGGAAGACTCGCAGTCACCCGAGCTATGAGGTCCTGATGCTGGTGGCTGGGACTGACCCAGATGATGGCATCACGGTGTCAATGTGGAAGGGGCCAAGCGGCACAAGGTTACGCCCCATCCCCGCGATGTTCTACTTTATCGAGGATGACAACATCCGTTATGGCGCAGTCAGTGATGAAGAACCTGTAGACAAAGAACTGGCAGAGATCATGCTGGCGCAGATTGGGGTTTGGTACAGCGCCATGGACCAGCGTATTGAGGCTTACATACCATCCATGCGGGACACCTTCACCAACCGCCGCAAGGTGCAGCAGGGCAAGCTGCCGACCTATGACTGGACAACGGTGTGGATTGAGCCATCTAAGCCCCGCCAAGACCCCAAAGGGGGCACACACGCATCACCCCGTCTGCACGACCGTAGAGGCCACCTGAGGAAGCTCAAAACCGGCAAGAACGTCTGGGTCAAGTCCTGCAAGGTGGGTGACGCAAGCAAGGGAACAATATTCCACGACTATGCAATCAAGGAGCAAGTATGAATGTGGTCGTTTACACAAAATCAGGTTGCCCCAACTGCGTCACAGCAAAGCGTCTGCTGGACAGCAAGGGGATTGGGTACAGCGAATGGAACATTGAGGAAATTCCTTTAGCGCTGGACATAATTTTAGAGAAATACCCTGAAGCACGTCAGATGCCCCAGATTTTTATTCAGGGTCAGCGTGTCGGTGGACTGGCTGGTCTGCAAGCGGCACTCAAGGAGCTGGGACTATGAGCCGCCCCGCAGTCCTTTCAGTCAAGCATGAGAACATTCCCGCGCAGCTGCGCGAACAGGCGCGCTGGGTGCTGTGGCGCAACGTGCGGCGCAAGAAGCCAGACGGCTCTTACGTGTGGGCCAAGATGCCCTACGCGGTGGACGGCACACCAGGCAGCTCGACCGACGCCAAGACGTGGTCCACCTACGACGACGCTGCCGACGCGCACATGCTGGGCGACTACGACGGCCTGGGCTTCGTGCTCGGCGAAGGCCTGCACGGCATCGACCTGGACGACTGCCGCGACCCAGTCACCGGCCTGCTGTCTGACCTGGCGCTTGAAGTGCTGGAAAAGGTGCAGGGCTACGCTGAGGTGTCGCCATCGGGCACCGGCATCAAGATCTTCACACCGACCAACCTGGACGGCTCACGCACCAAGAAAGAGATGGGCGTCGAGCTGTACCGCGACGGCCGCTACTTCACAGTGACCGGCCATGTGCTGGACGCCGGCCACGCCGACGTGCCGCTTGTGGTGCAGGACCTGGGCTGGTTCGTTGAGATGGTGTGGGCCGAGACCATGTCGGCCGACGCCGAAGAGCGCGCGCTTGCCCTGTACAAGCGGCCGCTGGACGACTGGGAGCTGGACCGGGTGATCGACGAAGTGCTGGTGCACATGGACCCTGACTGCGGCTACGAGGAGTGGCTCAAGATTGGCGCTGCGCTGCACCACCAGGGCGGTGGCGACGTGGACTGGCTCCAGGCCTGGGACGAGTGGTCAGCGGTGTCGGGCAAGTGGGTCGAGGGTTACTGCGCTGACAAGTGGGACTCGTTCTCGGAGCAGCGCGCTGTTGGCCGTGGGGCCATCACGCTGGCGTCGCTGCTGCACATGACCAAGGAGAAGCGCCACGAGGCTGAGCTGTCGGAGCGCGACTTGCTGATGCAGGCTTTTGGGGTTGAGATCGACGCTTGTGTGGACCCGCGTGAGTTGCAGGAAAAGATCGCGGCCAAGATCGCACACACGCCGGCGCTGTCGGACGTGGAGCGCGAGCTGCTGGCGGCGTCGCTGCAGCAGAAGTCCAAAGACCTGGGCGTGAAGATGCCGATGGCCACAGTGCGCGGCTGGGTCCGGGCCAAGGGCAGGGCGGGCAACGCGTCGATGCCTGACTGGGCCGAGGCCTGGATCTACGTCACCGACGGCGACAAGTTCTTCAACCTGCAGACCAAGCAAGAGGTCACGCCCCAGGGCTTCCGTGCGTTGTACAACCGGCTCATGCCCCTGAACCAGGACGGCAACCGCGAGAAGGCGGACCAGTACGCGCTCGAGCAGTGGGGCATGAAGGTGGTCTCGCACAAGGCCTACATGCCGTCGGCCGCTGAGACGTTCGACATGTTCGGCCTGGAGTGGGCCAACATGTACAGGCCAGAGTCCGTGCCCGAAGTGCCAGGGGCGATGACGCCTGACGACCTGGCGGCCATCGAGACAGTCAAGCTGCACCTGGACACCTACCTGGACGACCAGCGCGAGCGCGAGCTGCTGCTGTCGTTCATCGCCTGGAACGTGCAGCACCCCGGCGTCAAGGTGCGCTGGGCTCCGTACATCCACGGCGTGCCCGGCGACGGGAAAAGTTTCTTCTCCGAGCTGGTGGCCGTGGCCATGGGCGGCCAGAACGTGCGTATGCTGAACGGCTCGACGTTGGAGAGCAACTTCACCGACTGGGCAGTGGGCTACGCCATGGTGGCCATCGAAGAGATGAAGCAGCACGGGCACAACCGCTACGACATCATGAACCGGGTCAAGCCGGTGATCACGAACACCACGATCGAGGTGCACCCCAAGGGCAAGGCGTCCTACACAGCGCCCAACGTGTCGAACTACATGATCTTTTCCAACTACCTGGACGGCGCGCCGGTGGATGAGGGTGACCGGCGCTACATGTTCCTGTCGTCACAGCTGACGTCGGAGCGTGCGCGGGAATTGACCGAGGCGGGCTACTTCAAGACGCTGTTCGACGCGGTGCAAGGCCACGCAGGGGCGATCAGGAAGTGGCTGCTGAGCTACGCGCTGCACCCCGAGTTCGACGCCAACGGCCGGGCACCGGACACGGCGGTCAAGAACACCGTGATCGAGATGTCCAAGTCGGATTTGGAGTGCGCAGCCGAGGAGCTGATCGAGAACGGGATCGACGGCGTATGCCGAGATGTGATCTCGTCGGCCCACTTTACCCGCGCTTTGACCGTGTCCGGGGCCGAGGCCCCGTCCACGACGCGGGTCAATTCGCTGCTGACAAAGCTGGGTTTCCGGTTTGCGTTTCGCAAAAAGTGGAAGTCGGAAGCGTGCCGGATCTGGGTTCGGCAAGGTTTGGGATTGGCCGAAGCGGACGCGATGGCACGGCTGAATGCTGGGTCTGGCGTGTTCATGGACTTCTTGGAGTGACGAGCGTGTTGGGTTTTGCTTGTCACTTGGCTTGTCACTCTTCTTGTCACCGCTTTAAAGCGTTGATTTATATAGCTTTTATTGTAAAAGGTGACAAGGTGACAAGATATATGATGAATTACGCACACATGCAATTTCGTGTTTTTGAAATCGCATCAAAAAACGTATGCGCCTTACGTATAACCAGCAAAAACAACTTGTCACTCGTCACCTCGTCACCTTTTGAGATCGGAGGATCGAATGCTTGAAAAGCGAATTGAGCAGCGGCTCGTTGAGCGGGCGAAGGAATCTGGAGGGATGGCGATCAAGTGGGTTGCGCCGGCAATGGCTGGAGTGCCGGACCGGATCGTCTTTTTGCCGGGCGGTGTGGTGATCTTCGTGGAGCTGAAAGCGCCAGGCAAAAAGTCGACCCCCTTGCAGGTGCGCATCCAGCAGATGCTGAAAGACCTGGGGGCAGACGTGCGGGTCCTTGATTCACTGGAGGCAGTTGATGCGCTTTTCGCCTAGACACGCACAAGAGGTCACCATCGAGCGGATGGTGGAGAAGCCCTACCAGTTGATCGCGCTGCGGATGGGTGGGGGCAAGACGGTGTCCACCCTTACGGCTGCCGACATCCTGATGCACGACCGGTTCGAGGTCAGCAAGGTGCTGGTGGTGGCACCCAAGCGGGTGGCCGAGCTGGTGTGGCACACCGAGGCTGCCAAGTGGGACCACCTGGCAGGGCTGAGGGTGTCCAAGGTCCTGGGCACGGCCAAGGAGCGAATGGCAGGGCTGATGCAGGACGCGGACATCTACGTGATCAACCGCGAAAACTTTACCTGGTTGGTAAAGCTGGTGGAGCAGAGCAAGCAGCCGTGGCCGTTCGACATGGTGGTGATCGACGAGAACCGGGGGTTCAAGGATCGGTCCAGCCAGGCCTGGAAGGCGCTGAAGAGCGTTCGCAAGGGGGTAGCCAGGCTTTTCATCCTTTCGGGCACGCCTGACCCCAACGGTGACCTCCTGGACCTATGGCCGCAGGTGAGCATCATGGACGGTGGCCAGCGATTGGGCAAAGGGATCACCAAGTACCGGGAACGGTTCTACGACCCGGACAAGCGCAACGGCATGACGATCTACAGCTACAAGCTCAAGGCGGGGGCACGCGACGAGATCCACAACCTGGTCAAGGACGTGGTGGTCAGCATTGACAGCGGCGTCACGACGCCAGGGCGGATCGACAACGTGGTGCCGGTGCGGTTTGACATGGCCAGGTATCGGGAGTTGGAGCAGACCTTTGTGTCGGGCGGGATCATCGCAGTGAACAGCGCGATCCTGGCAGGCAAGCTGGCGCAGATGGCCAACGGCGCGGTGTACGACGACCAGGGCAACGCGCACCACATCCACGACGCCAAGCTCGAGGCCCTGGGTGAGATCGTGGAGCAGGGCGAGCCGGTGCTGTGCCTGACGAGCTACGTGCACGATTGGGACCGGATCAAGAAGGCGTTCCCCCAGGCGGTGAAGTTCGATGGCGAGGACAGCCTGAAGGACTGGCGCGCGGGCAAGATTGACCTGATGGTGATGCACCCGGCAAGCGGCGGCCACGGGGTCGACGGGCTGCAGGACGTGGGCAACGTGATCGTGTGGTTTGGTTTGCCTTTCAGCTTGGACCTGTACGAGCAGGCCAACGCACGGCTTGACCGGTCGGGCCAGACCAGCGAGGTGGTGGTGCACCACCTGGTGGCCATGGGCACAATCGACGAGCGGATCATGCGGGTGCTGAGCACCAAGGGCAACATGCAGCAGGCGCTGCTGGACGCGGTCAACGAAGCAAAGGGGAAGTGATGTTCAAAGAGCGGATGACACGGGCGCAAGAGTCAAAGAACCTGGGCGAGGTTCCGGTCAATGAGATTGGGGATGTCGACCTGATCAGGGCGATGGGGATGGCAGGCGTCAGCAATCCGCTGGGCACTGAGGTGTGGCGCTGGCTGTACAACAAGGACCGGCAGTCGATGTT